CCACCAGTACTCAATTACTGAAATTGAGAACATGATTCCATTCGAACGTGATTTATATGTTGATATGCTAAAAGACTACTTGGCTAAAGAAGTAGAAAAACAACAAGCTAGGTCACAAGGATAATAAATGTCGCTGCTTACGTCGCTCTCAAAAGGCACATATCAAAAAGGCTCTCAGGTTGCTAGTAATGTTGGCGACAAAATTAAACGCGCCTACGTGCCCGACACTATGAGCTCCATGTATGGGGCTGGTATGTTTGGTCAGCTACTACAGAGCATCCGCGATACTGCAAAGAGCACTAAAAAAGATAGTGACAAAACGCAGAAGATTATGGAGAAGGGGTATGTAGATACTCGTACTCTATATCTGGATATGTTGAAGAAGCTTGACTCTATTGATAAGTCTTTAAAATATAACCAAAAACAAAACGCTACTACGATTCAATCCGCTGGTGGTGATTATACTACAGGCAACAACCAGTCGTCGATGGGCGCTCAAAAGGGTGGTGGCGACATGCTAACATCCCTACTAGACTTTGCAAAGGGTAACCCGCTAACAACACTTATGGGTGTGGGTGGTTTGGGTAGCTTGATATACAAAGCAGTACAAGGAGCATTGGGTGGCAGCGGTGCTGGCGGGGGCCAAGGCGGAGGTGGTAGCAGCAACAGCGACTACTCTGGTCCAGGGTTAAGGAACAATCCTGTAACCGATCTAATTACCGATGTAGGCACAGCTTATGCAGGTTATAAGGTGGCTAAGTTTGGTATAGGTAAATCTATATCTCTTGGTATGCAAGGACTACAACAAAAGCGTGCTGGCCTAAGCGCGCTTGAAGCGGCTAAGGACGCGGGTATGTTTGGACTCCAAGGCACACAAACTCTTGGCGCGCCTACGATGGTGGCCGGAAGCCAAACAAGTTTGGGTACAGACTTTGAATCAGCATATGCTAAGAACCGTGCCGCTGGCATGAGTCCAGCTGACGCAAAGCGAGCAGCCGGTCTAGAAGTCCGTGGTACTAACTTTGGCCAGCTCGCAGCTAAGGAAGCTGCTATGAAGCCTACAATAGCCGCAACACCATCTATAGGTGAGAAGGCAGCTAGCTTTGGGTCAAAGGCTCTAGAAGTGGGCGGCACAGCAGTTAAATGGGGCGGCCGTGCATTGGGTGCATTGGGTGTTGGGTTCAGCGCGTATGACGCATATCAAAAGAATAAAGAAGGGGATACTGTTGGTACTTGGCTATCTGGTGCATCAGCAGCCACCGGTGCGGTTGGTTTAGGATTAGCTGCAACAGGCGTCGGTGTCGTTCCAGGTGCGGTGTTAATGGGAACATCAGCTGTGCTAGGTGGCATTGGCGCTGCACGTGATTGGATTCGTGGACCAAAGCCAGACGCTGAGGCGGTTGATAAACCAACCCCTGCCGCTAGCACGGACGGCGACTCCAATAAGCCTATCAAACGCGTAATATCAGCAGCCCCAGGTCTATTATCGGTAGAGTATGAGGATGGGTCAACAGCCACACGTCGTGGAAATAGAAACGTACGTAACAACAACCCAGGTAACCTAGAAGCATCGAGTTGGACACAAACACAACCAGGCTTTATTGGATCTGATGGCCGCTTTGCTATTTTCAAAACACAACAAGATGGCGAGAAAGCACTCGAGGCTCTACTCAAAGGATCGAAGTATAACCAGCTGAACTTACAGCAAGCAATATCAAAGTATGCGCCATCGAGTGAAAACGATACTAGAGCGTATATACAACGTTTAACTGGTATGGGTTTGGATCCTAACAAGAGGATAGCAGAATACTCACCGACAGAGTTAGCAACACTACGTTCAGGTATTACGAAAGTTGAGGGTGGTGGAGGTGTAACTTCATCTACTCTAGCGTCCGTAGCATCCGTTGGAGGTGACCTTAAAACAGGCGATGTGTCTGATGTCGGTATTGGTGACGTGTTTGGAAGAAACGCTGGTGCTCTTGCTAGCTCAGAGATTGCTAAGCTAACTGGGTTCTTGCGTGAAGGGTTTGAGAATATTGGCAACGCTAATTACAACGTCGACAA